CGAGGTCGGGCGGCAGATTGGCCAGGAGCACCTGCTCGTTGGCCACCCGCGCCAGGAACAACCCGTCGCGAGCCTCGATCAACGCGAGCTGCGCGTTGATGCCGGTCTCCGGGTGCGTCAGCAGCGCCCTGAGATACTCGATCGCTTGTGCTGTGAATTGCATTCGTCACCCGCGCTGCAAGATATGCGGTTGCGGACGGTAGTAAGTCGGCGCTTGCCCAACAGGCAGCGTCGGACCGATCACCGGTCCGCCCGCCGGCATGGTCCAGCCCGTTCCTGGAGCAATCGCGTCAGTGACCTGACGCTGCTCGCCGACATAGGGATACCAGCCGAGCGCCAGCGGCGGCGCGACCGGCGGCGTGACCTGCAGGAGCTGGTTGTCCGGCAGCGAAATGCTGACCGCCGGCGACGGCGCGCTCTCTTGCCCGCCGCTGTTGACCCAGGTGGCGTGGACCACGTAGATCGCCGCGGGCAGCGAGCCGCCCGCGACTCCGGCCAGCGCCGGGACCGCCGGCGCCGCCAGCGGACTCAGCGCGATCCCGATGCCGATGGATCGGTACTGTCCAGCAGCGGTCTTGGCCAATTCCTGATACTCCGTCCACTTCGGTTGGTACTTGTCGTTGCGGCGCCGGTTGAAGGCGTCGCGGTAGACGATGGCCAGCGTGTGGAAGATGTGCCAGAGCCGCAAAGGTGGTGTGACCACCACCTGCTCCAGGATCAGGTCGGGATAGGAGGCTTGTAGCTCGAGTCCCATTTCCACTTGCGCCAGCAGCAACTTGGCGTCGAGGTTGATGCCCTCGGCTGCGCCCACTTGGCGAACTTCCACTTCGTATTCCGCCAAGTGGTCGATAGTGGAGAGCGGACCGTCGGTGAAAAGCATGGTTCAGCTCCGCTCTTTCTTGGTGCGCAGAGGACGCATCTGCTCCTCGGTGACCACGTTGACCTGGATGCGGGCGGCGGCGCGGCGCGCTTCTTCCTCCGCCTTGCACTCCACCGCTTCCTGACGGAAGGCGGCGGCCTGAGCATCGCCGGCGAGTTCAGCGAAGCCGTCGAAGATCAGGCGCGCTGCTACGTCGCGTGGCGCTTCGGTCAAACGACCGGGTACGCCTCCGTCGGGCGTGGCCAGGCTGACCACTACGGCCGGGTCCGGCAGCGTAGCCGTCAATTCGCGGATCTTGCGGTAGTACGTTCGTAGGTCCATAAGGAAGGCTCTAGGCTTTAGGCTGTAGGCTGTAGGTCCGAACGGAAACTGGTTTGAGCAGTTCCTACGGCCTACAGCCTATGGTCTACAGCCTGAGTTAGCTGTTCACCTGCACGCCGGCGGCGTTGCGCAGGACGGCCGCTCCGTACAGGACGTCCACGGTGAACTGCTGGGCCAGGGTGTTGGGTTGATAGCTCATCACCACGCGCATCCCGAAGTTGCCCATCTCCGCGTATTCGGCGATGGCTCCGGTGCCGGGGATCGGTTGCGGCAGGCGGCGGATCACCAGCCCGATGGCGTCCGGCGAGAAGGCCAGATTGTGCGTGGTGATCGGGCTGGTTCCGGTCTTCTTCACGAACTGCGAGCGGAAGACGAAGAAGTCCTTGATCTTGCCGACCGCTCCGCTGATCAGCGCGTTCACTCCGGCTTCGCCGGCGGTGTGGAACTCGCTGAAGCGCACGATCTGGCGCAGCGCCGAGTAGGCGTCGGGATCGACGACCAAGTAGCGCGGCTGCGAGGCGGGGACCTTGGCCTGGAACAGGATGGTTTCCGCGGCGTCAATCACCGCTTCGGTCGGGGCCGTGGCGGCCACGCCCACCGGAGTGTTGGCGGTGAACCCGGCGTACAGACCCAGCAGGTCGCCCTCGATCTTTTCGGCGATAGCCGCGACAGCCGGCTGCATGTAGGTCCGCAGCAGGTCGGGCGTGGCCAGCACCTTGGTGACGTCAGGCACCTGGAAAGTGGCTTCGATGTGTTTGTTGAGCACGATCTGTGCCGTGGTCAAGTCGGGATTTTGCGGGCTCACCGCGTCCCCTTCCGCCAGGTTGTTGGCGGTAAGGGCCGGGGGGATGGGGACGTTGACGGTGTCCCCGGCCTGGCCCAGAACCGGCTCATAATTCCGGTTCACCAGGTTGCCCATGACCAGATTGCCGGCCAGTGCCGGCAGGGCGTCGGCCGCCACCACCTTGACGATGGCCTGCGCGACGTTGGCAGACGTAATAATACCCATTCGATCCTCCTTGGGGATTGGCTAATTGCAGATTGAAGATTGCAAATTGAAGATTGCTGGGAGCAGATCCGAAAGTCTGCAATCTGCAATCTACAATCTGCAATTCCTAGAACACGTGACCGCCCATGGACTGCTGGGCGATCCGCGCGATCTCTTGCCGGGCGCGATCCAGCTCCTCGGCCTTCATACCCGGCCGAATCTGATCAATATCGACACTGGCGGAGAGAGAGCCGCCTCGAGACGGCGCGGCGCCGGCTCCGCCGGCGATGCGCGCGGGCTTGAACTCCGGATTGTGGGTCACCCAGCGTGCCAGATAATCGCGCATCGGCACGGGACCCTCGTCGCCGTAGGCGTAGAGCCGCCCGTCCTCGCCGCGCTGGATCTCGTCGCGCAGAGCGCGGAAGGCCAGATCCACCTTGCTCACGCCGAGCTGCTGCAGCTCGCTCTTGATGGCTGCGTGGCGCTCGGCGCGTTCGGTGTCGTCGTGGGCTTTCTGTCCCTCTTCCGCCAGCTCGTGGACGCGCTTCTCCAGTTGCTCGCGCTTGCGGCGTTCCTGCACCAGCTCGCTGCGCAGTGCGGTCTCGGCCGGTTCGGGGGGCGCCGGACGGGTCTTCTCCACGTACCGGCTTACCGCTTCGTCAATGATGTTTCTGAGTTCGTCGGGATTCATGCGCTTTCAATCTCCTTGACGATTTGGTTCTTCAGGCCCGGCCCGGAGTCGTCCAGGTATCTCAGAGCCAGGCGTTTTTGCAGTTCCTTGCGAAATGTCGGTGAGGAGTCCACCAGTTCGCGCAAGCGGGTGGCGTCGTCCAGCTCGGCGGACAGGTGGCGGATGTCGAAGGCGTCCAGGCCCTTCACCTCCACGGCCAGAGCGTCCTGCCGGGCCGCAGCCACCAGGCGCAGCGTGTTCTTCATGGCGTCCTTCACTAGGTCGCCGTAAGCTCGCAACACTTCCTGGGTCACGCTGTAATCGCGTTCCTTGCTGACGCCCGACTGGCCCAGGTTCTGCGCCTCGCGCCCTCCAGCCTGGACCATCAGGTAACAGACCCGGTAGATCTCATCCTTCAACCGCTCCAGATTGTCCTGGGCGATCTGGTAGACCTTGCCTTCCGGCTCGGTCCAGCCGAAGCGGTCGGTGGGGCCAAGCTGGATGTAGTAGCTTTCGCCGACCACCTGGTGCCATTCGCGGTCCGAGTAGACCACCGGCATGGCGAACAGGCCCATGTGCAGCGCCCAGGAAAGCGCGTTCGACTTATCGAAATGTTCCTGCTGCAACAAGGCCGCCTTGTTGGCCAGCCACAGTCCGTCGCTGAGCTGGAAGGAAACCATGGGCACACGGTTCTGCGCGCTCAAAGCGTGCGGACCGGCGGCGGCCAACGGCACTTCAATGTGCGGTCGCGCCGGCTTCCCCGGCTGCAGATCCAGGCGATACTGGCGGTAGCCTTGGCGGTCGAAGTAGGTCCAGGTGGTGCGCTCGATTTCCTCGGCCGAATCAAACGCCGGCTGAAAGCGCTCGCGCGACTTGATCACCAGCCATTCGAAGTTGCCCGCCGCGTCCACCTTCCAGTTGGGAATGTCCAGCGGCGTGTAGGGGACCAGGTAGGAGCGCGAGCGGCCCGCGGCGTCTTCCTCGGCGCGCGTCCGGTACGGTCCTTCCACCCGGGGGAAGTCCACCAGCACGTAGGCCTGCTTGTAGATCAGCGCGCGCAGGAACACGTTGCGGAAGAACTCCACCAGGTCGGTCCCGGCCAGGTCGCAGTCGTCCAGAAAGAGGTTGTAGAACTCCAGGCCGTCGCCTTCCAGAAGGATCTGCGGCTCGGTACGCACCAGCGTGGCCGCGTACCAGTCCACGATCGAGCCCAGGTAGTTCTCATAGAAGGCCCGACCCATGCGCTCGTAATAGACTTCCAGCGGCTCCTTCTGACGCTTGGGCAGGTAGCGCGAGGCGTTACGGCGGATGGCCTCGCCTCCCTCGTAGAAGTCCGCGTAGCGCTCCCACATCGCCTTGCGCGCGGTGTAATCGGGATGCTCGCGGTCGAGAATTTCGATCGGTAGTGAGCTCATAGTTCTTCTCGGTGTCCTCGGTGGCTCGGTGGCTAGAGCAGCGGTCGTTGTTGCTCGCCAATCGTCGCCAGCGGCCGGAATTCCTGCCACAGGTAGTAGCCCAAGGCGTCGGAGGTGTGCGTCCGCTTGGGATCGCTGTCCTTATCAAGCTGCGTGGTGCCGGCCTTGTAGACCACTTGCTCGAAGTCGGCGATCAGCTCCTGGCAACGCGGGTCGATCACCAGGGCCCTTTGTCCGGCGGCGTTCATCAGCCGGGCGTTGACCGTGTTGATGCGGTCGCGCACCGGCGGATTGGCAGCCGGCACCCGCACTTCCAACTGAAACTGCCGAAGGCTGCGGAAAAACTGCCGGATCAACTGGTAGTCCGACGTGCCGGTGACCGTGTGCGCCGTGCCGCCGGAGGCGTCGCCGTAGATGATCAGGCGTCCTTGATGGTGGCCGTAGCGCTCCATGAATTCCCGGCAAACTTCCGGCGTCGAGGAGGTCGGCAGCACCAACTCGTCCAGCACCCACACCATCTCCTCGCTCTGCCTTTGGCAGATCAGCGAACTCATCGGCGAGAGGTTGAAATCCCAGGCCCAGCAGAGCGGAAGCTTGGGATCGTAGGCCGTCTCGCGCACATGATCGTGCCGGGTGAAGCCGTAATAGGCTCGGCCCTGGCGGATATTCAGGAAGTGCCCCAGCGCCTCCTGCTGGTAAAACAGCGGGTCGTAGGAGCGCTCCAGACGCCGGTAGAAGTCGGGAACCGCATCGAGAACGAAGTGGTTCTCAAAC